GATTTGTCGTGCGGTTTTGACCCTACAGGTACTACCGTTCAAAATACCGTTACAGTATCATTGTGTAACAAGAAAATCAATCAACAGCTTTGCCCGTACGATTTGTATGATACGTACTTGAGCAAGTATTTGACCAACGATAACTTCCAGGAGTCAGTTCCTTTCGAGGAGACTATCTTGACTGATATCTCTAACAGAGTAGCTAACGAAATCGAAATCCAATTGTGGAGAAACACCACAGCAACTGGAGCGACTCAATACAACTCACAGTGCTTTAACGGCGTTCTCGCCCTTGTAACTACTGGCAACGGAGCAACTGCAGTTTCTTATACTGCTGCAACCGCTACAAACGGTCTTGAAGTATTCACAACCTACTACCAGGCAATTCCTGAGAACGTTCTTCACAGAGACGACTTGGTAATCTACTGTGGTTATGCTGACTACCGTGCATTGGTTGCGTCCATGAGAAATAACAGCTATGTTAACTTGTTTGATTTCAATTCTGCTGATGCTGCATCAGGTCAAGATTGGGGTGTTATGCTTCCTGCATCGAACGTTCGAGTTATCCCAACTCAAGGTTTGACTGGACAAAGCAAAGTAATCGGAGGTCCTGCTCAATACATTCAAATTGGTATGAACGCAGAGATGATGACCACTAAAGCTATGTACGACCCGTTCGAAGATATCATCAAAATTAACATGCACGCTACCTACGGAACTGGAGTTTTCTCGGTTGATTCGTTCTTCCGTGCTGGATAAACTAAAAACAAAAATTTAATAAAAATATGTCTTGTTTTATTTCTTCAGGTTATACGCTCGACTGTCGTAATGCGTCAGTTGGTGGTGTAAAAACAATATGGATTCTCGGCAATGTTGGGAATAACATTTCTGGTTGGACTCAAAACGGTGACGAGCAAATTATCAGTGCTTCTGGTTCAGGAACTTTTTACAAGTTTGAATTGGTTAAGCAGAGTTCTTCTTTCACAGAAGGAATCACGGTAAATACAACTGCTCAGTCTGTCGTTTTTGAACCAACTTTGGTTATAAATCTTCCTAAACTTACACAAGACCTACGTAACGTATTCCAGAATTTGGTTGCTCAGAATAACATCTTTGCGGTCGTTCTTGATAACAACGATAGGTACTGGAGTTTCGCTTGGGAAAATGGTGGCTTGGTTACCGCTGGTGCAATCCAGACCGGTACGGCTTATGGTGATTTAAATGGTATCTCAGCTTTGACTATGGTCGGCGGTGAGCCAAATGCTTCACAGGAGTTACTCGTAACTTCAACCTTGGCTGCGCTCTTTACAGGTATTACTGTACAGGCGTAATCCAATCATTATATGTGTCATGAGGGTGGGAGTTTTTTCCCACCCTCTTTATTCAAATATTTAAAAATATGAAGTGGAACGGACGAAACTATAGACCTGTAGTCCCTGAACGAATTGTTCAAAAAGACAAAAAATTTGATTATAACGAAGCTCTAAAATCTCTGCAAGAGAATAGGCACAAGATGCCCGTTTGGCAGAGCATAATTTCCGTTAATAATTTGCCAGAACCTGTTATCGAACCAACACCGAGTCCGACAGCTTCAAACACTCCTACTCCGACCCCTTCAATTACGGCTTCGGAAACTCCTACTCCGACACCAACAACAACTTTAACGGCTACTCCAACAAATACTCCAACCCCTTCAATTACAGCATCGGCAACTCAAACTCCGACTCCTACAACTACTTTAACGGCTACCCCAACAAATACGGAAACTCCGACACAAACACCTTCGCCAACAACTACATTGACGGCTACTCCAACGGCTACCCCAACAAATACGCCTACGACTACGTTAACAACAACGCCAACACCATCCGCTACAACCAGCGTTTTCTCTCCTTCAAGCATTTCAGAATTAAGAACTTGGTATGATGCTGCTGACTCAAGTACAATTACTTTAAGAAGCGGAACAGATTTTATTGAAAGATGGAATGACAAATCTGGAAATAATTATAATTTAATTCAAACAAGTGCTTCAAATCAACCATTATTTACTGGAGGCACATCATTAGCTGCTTGGAGTGCAAATACTTATGTTTATTTTGATGGTGGTGATTATGTCGCTAGAACCACGGGAACATCATTCACTGATTCAGGATTTACCTATTTCTTCATAGCGCGAATTGCTAATGGAAGAAGTAATGATTTGTTATTTAATTATACTGACCAAACACCTCCAGTATTTGTTGGAAAATACAGAGCATATAAATCAGTGGAAGCTCAGTTTCAAAGAATCCTACTTGGAGCAGATTCTAACTCTATGACATGGCAATGGGAATCTCCAGCCAATTTAGGTACTAAAAATAGCTATATGTATGGATTTGTTTCAGGTACTACTGCTGGAAGTTTCTCTGGAAGTATGAATGATTTAACTTATACATTTACCCAGGGTCAATCAAGCCCAGATACTGTAAATGTGATTTCACTTGGGGCAAATAATAATGGTGATGCGCCTATGCTAGGTTACATTGGTGAAATTATTGTTTATGGTAAGGTTTTAACTACAACTGAAAGTAATAATGTTTTAACATATCTAAAAAATAAATGGAATTATAGTGGTTGGTAATATGGAATATATTGTATACGCAAGCTCTAATTCAGCTGAGCAGTTAATTAATGAAATAAATCAATGCAAGGGATGGCCTTCTGAAGATGGTTTCACATTGACTTGGATGGCAAATCCAAACACAATATGTGAGTTCAATTTAGAAACTGGAGAGCAAACTCAAATTGGTTATGGTGTTGTAATTAAAGATGAAATAATCGAGTGTTTGACTGAGGCTCAAAAATTGGAAATCATAACTCTTGAAGGCAACATAAACCTATGCTCTTGGATTCCCCCAATTACTTCTGGTTCAACAGAAAATTATTTCACACAGTTCTTTTCTGGGCAAACAAATAATTAAATGGAAAAGGTTGCAATAATTTCAGAACTACAAGCTGATTCTTTGAGGGGGCAGCTATATGAACCAGTATCTTATTTTTATCCAATTAAAGATTGTGATGGAAATTGGATAATTTCTCAACAAGAAATTGACAATTGTGTTAACTCAGATTTTTTATGGATTAAACAATTGTCTTTAATTAATTGGTGTGGTCCTTATGTTCCGGTTTCCGGAGGTACTGAAAATTATTTCACTCAATTCTTTAGCGGAAACACTGACAATTAATGGCAAATAAAACCTTTTTTAATAAGAAATTTTCCGATTACCTCGGAGAAAATCGTGCTATTTTGGATATCATTGGAAGATATGAAAGTCTATTTCCGCCAAGTCCGAGCCCAACACCTTCGATTACAGCATCGCCAAGTGTAACGCCATCAAATACCGCTACCCCTACCCAAACTCAAACGGGTACTCCAAGCAATACTCCTTCTGGAACGCCTACGCAAACTCCAACAAATACCCCTTCCAATACTCCAACAAATACGCCAAGTAATACTGCAAGTCAAACCCCAAGTAACACCCCATCAAATACTCAAACCGGAACCCCTACTCAAACGCCAACAAATACTGCTACGCCTACTTCAACTCCTATTCCTACTAACTCAGAGACACCCACAAATACTCCAACAGAAACACCGACTCAGACGCCTACCGAGACGCCTACGAATACTCCTACAAATACGGCTACGCAAACTCCTACAAATACGGAAACCCCAACAAATACTCCGACTCCTACGAATACGGAGACCCCTACTAATACCCCTACGCCAACTAACACGGAAACCCCAACCAATACACCTACTCCAACCAATACAGAAACGCCAACAAATACTCCTACGCCAACTAACACGGAAACCCCAACAAATACACCTACTCCGACAAATACAGAAACGCCTACCAATACCCCAACAAATACAACTACTCAAACACCAACCCCAACGAATACTCCAGCCCCGATAACTCCATCAGATGCAACTGCAATATACAATATTTTTGCTCAAAGCAACCAAAGCATTTCCGGATTAACGTGGTCGGTTAATTGGAATGGTGTTGATTACCCAGGATATGACACCAATTTGGCTTTTCAAGTAGATTGTTGTGTTGAAATTCCAACTGTTCAAACTGGAGATATTTATACTGCAATTATAAATTATGCTGCTGGTTGGCAGGAAGCTGCTCCTTTATTAAATTTTGATAAAGAGGTTTATGTTGTTGGTGAATTTGAAGGTATAGTAAGTGGATTTTATCAATGGAAAGTTTCTAGGTCAAGATATTTAGGTTCTACAGAAATTGATTCAGATGATAATAGATTTTGGAGATGGGATACAACCCCTGCTACAATTTTTGGCTGTGAGCAAGACATAATAGCCGAAGGTGGTTTTGATTTTGGAGTTCAACCAGTATTGCCAACCCCTACGCCTACTTCAACTAACACCCCAACTCCAACTACGACAACTACTCCGACTCCGACACCAACTGCAAGCGCAATACCATCAGGTACCACTGAAGCAAATGCTTATCTTGAAGCTGTTGTCCAAAACGGCGGAACTGGTATCACTGATTCAGTATCAGCTTCAACCGTAACGTTATTTACGAGCATTGTATCAAATGGTCTTTGGAACAAAATTTACGCAATGTATCCATATATTGGAGGGGTTGCTGCTTCACATGCATTGGATGCCAGAAATGGTTACAATTTAACTTTCAATGGTGGGGTAACGCATAATGAATATGGTGTTCAAGGAAACGGTACAAATGGTTATGCGGATACTGGATTCGATATCGGTAGTGCATATCCAGGACTTGCACATTCAGCTGGTGTTTATATCAACTTACAAGGTACAGTATCAAATAGAATTTATGATTTGGGTCTTAATAACCCAGGCACTGGAGTTGACTTGAACGACATGTTTAATTTGACAGCGAAAAGAACTTCAGGTTTTGGTAACAATACATTATTTGACCAAGGTACATATCCGAATGGACGTGCAGAAACAACTTCAGAATCAAGTGCATCTGGTATGACAATCGGTTCAGCCGAAAGTTCAAGCTTACGTAAATTGTATAGAGATGGAACAAATATCGCAACTCAAACTGCAACTCAATCCTTGGATGTTTATGCTGGAAATAGCATTTATCTTTATGCTGAGCACACTGCAAATAACGCAGAATATTTCTCTGACAACAGACAGGGATTCTGTTTCATCGGTTCAGGTATGACCTCAAGTGAGGTATCGACTTTGAGTGATATAATAAACGATTATCAAACATCACTAGGTAGAAACGTATATTAATATGATTTATCTGTACCAAAATCAAAACAACCAAGCTGCGGCTGTATGTTCAAGGAATGCTACAATTAGCAATCCAGTTTTTCTATGGAAATTGGTACACAAATTATCGCTTGAAGAATACAGATTTATTCCGTTTAGGATTTTACCTTCAGTTTCTTATAAGCCTGCCTATGATTTGTTTTGCATTGATATCAATGATTTAATACCAGAGGTATTAACGGGGACAACAGCTTGCGGACAAACAAATGTGCATTTAATTCCTGGGGAATATGCCTTGGAAGTTTATCAACAAACTTCAACGAGCAATCTTTCCCCCCTCTTATCTCAAGGTTTGGTTTATCAAACTCTGGTCAACATGATTGGCGTCAACCAGAACATCCCCGTTACCTACTCAGGCCAATCAAATAATTATGTAATATACGATTCAGATAATGCTCAAAATTGATAGTTTAAATTTTGGTGTAGACCACACCGACCGTTTTGTTGAAAAAAGACATCGCGGAGAACCTTTTGTAAGGTGGGGTCTAGACAACATGGAAATAGAACGTTGGTATCTTTATACGGATTATTCACCAATACATCATGGTTGTATACAATCCATTGTTAATAACGCTGCTGGAAGAGGTTTCACTGAAAACTACAAAATCAACAATAAGGAAAAGCTGAATGAAATTATCAAACAGATGTTCTTCGAGTATGTGGTGACAGGCAATTTATTCCTTGAAGTTATCTGGCGAAAAGACCGTAGCCAAGGCATCTCTGGATTTCACGTAATACCTTCAAAATATATGCGTGCTGGGCAACCTGCAGATACAGAGCTTTATACGGACACTTGGTATTTCTGTCATGACTGGGCTAACTGGCGTAAGGCCGGTATTGTTGAGTTCAAGGAATTTGACCCAAACAACTTTACTGACCGGCAGATTGTACATATTAAAAACTACCAGCCTGGCTATCTTTTTTATGGCGTTCCAGAGTATTTGTCCGCGATGTTGGACATACGTCTATCTAGGGCGATTTCGCAGTTTAATTTAAGCCAAATTCAAGTCGGGGCAAGTCCGTCATTATTTATTCACTTTCCTGTTGATGCCCCCGACTCACAGAATGAACAGGAGAATATTTTATCTCGTCTGGAGCAGCGCTATACCGGAGCTGAAAATGCCGGCAGAATAATCGTATCTTGGGGTAGCGACCAGAAACCAGAAATCACACAAATTCAGCCTTCAATTCAACAGGGGGGATATGCTGAAATTTTTGACCTTGTGAGAGAAAACATACTCGCAGCCCACCAGGTAGTTGACGGCTCAATAATTGGACTCCCAAATCCGCAGGGCTTTAGCAGCTCAGCTGAGCAATTGGATACCACCTACAAACTATTTATGAACACAACGGTCAAGCCGATGCAGGAATTCATTGTTGGTCAGTTAAATGATGTGATTCAATTGATGTATCCGAACGAAACTGTTGATTTAACAATTGAGCAAAACCAAACATTGATATGATTTATAACGTACTCTTAATTTCCGAGCAAAAGCTCAAGGACAATGCACCAATTGATGCTAACGTTGACTCTTCAGAGCTTCGATACGGGATTCAGCAGGCTCAAATAATCTTTGTTCAAGAAACTTTGGGTACGAATTTATACGAGAAAATCCTTAGGTTGGTTCGTGATAATGAGATTGATTTACCAGGAAACGTAAATTACAAGGAGTTGTTGAATAACTACATTGTGCCAGCTCTTATAGCGTTTTCTTACTACCTCATCTTGGACAATATGTTCGTTAAGATTGTAAATGTAGGTCTGCAGCAGTTCCGTTCCGAGCAATCAAATCCAATCGGCATTAAGGAATTTCAATACCTAAAAGGTCAAGCAAAAGATAGAGCTGAGTTCCTGGATAATTTGATGCGCAGGCATCTGGTTTTTAACAATGCAAAATATCCCGAATACGCAATCATTGAAAACCTTGGCCAGCTCGTACCGGAATTCAGCGGCGCTTTCAAAGCTCCTATTACGCTCCCTTCTCGCCAATACATTTATGGTAGTTGGGGTAATTCAGGATACGGTTCTGACATTGTTGGGTGCGGAATTCCGTGGTGGTTTGGGGGGAAGGGTTCAGGAGAATAAAATTATCCGTATTTGCGTTTGTGACCATTTTTAATGTGTCGTAAATGTTGAACCCTAACATTGTATTTGATTGCAATATCAGGAAAATTTTTTTCAGTTAAAATACCAGTTTTAATTTCTGCAACAACAGAGTTTGGTATTCTGGCTCTAGAATGATTTTCAGCAACTTCTTTTTTTAGTACTTGAACACTGTGTTGTGAGTTTTCTTTCATTGAAACCCATTCAAGATTTAAAAAATGATTGTTGAGTTTATCACCATCAATATGGTTTACACAACATTTTTGCTCATGGTTTTCAACATAAAGTTCTGCAACTACCCTGTGAAGATTATGTTTTGTCCTTATACCATTAACACAAAAGTCAACAATATTATAACCCTTATTGGATTTATACAACTTCTTTTTTTCACCCCCCCTATAAACATCACCATGTTCTGTGACAAAGTAGGGTGTATCTCTAAATTGTTTCATTATTACCCCTTATAATTTGAATTGATGTATTCGTCAATTTTATCAAAGGATTCTGCCAAGGTAGATGAATAACCCTCCTTAACGTATTTTTCCAGCATTGTGGAGATTTTGATGAGGTCAGCCAGGCTGGGACAATGTCCGCATGCGCTAAAGTATTCGAGGGTCAATTTTAATTGAGATTGCGCGATAATTTGGTCTTGTTGCGTTCTAGCCATGTCTCAGTCGTTTTGGATTAGGTAAAGATAATTCAACAGGTCCCGATGTTCCTGTTCCGATAGCATTTCAATGCCCAGATGTTTTGTTCCCATAATTAGTTTTCTTGTTTATACAAAGATACGAAATTAAAATTGTTACGGCAAATAGGATTTCGATACTGCCGTAAATTTTTTCTCGTAAAGGTCATGAAGAGTTTTGCGGTCCTTGTTGAATGAGGGGTCAGTAACGCTCAACCTCGTCATCCATTTGTCTTCAAAGTGCCTTAAAACTTGTTTTGCTGCATTAATTTGCTGTATGATAATGGATTGGTCAATTTGCATTTTGACGTAATTGTAATCTTTTTGGTACTCCTTCATAGGTCGTGTTTAATTAAAAATTGTTCGTGAACTGGAATAGTAGAATTTAAATCATAACCTAGCTTTTGCAAAATTATATTACACTCTCTTTCAACAATTTGCTGTCTGGTAAATTCGGCAGGTTGTGTATAATAATTTTTTGAGGTGTCTTTGCAGCGGGTGGAATAGCCATGCTTGTTCTTAGTGGTCCGAAAATGTTCTGTGCAGTTATGGTAAATTTCACAATAATGACAATAGCATTTTTCTACACCATCTTCGAGGATTAAATTTTTAACTCGTTTCATTCCAATAAATACATTTCCACAAAAGAGTTGTGAAAATGTAAAATCTCGTGTTTAAGGGGCTTTCTATCCATAAGGTATGTACTGGGACCATTGACCTCCTCATCGTTGATTAGCGTCAAGTAAAACCACTTCTCGAGCTTTTTTGTTTTTAGCCATCCC